CATCTTCGACGTATTCGTATTCAACTTCGCCCAAGGTGTCATACGACTGCCAGGCAACTGTTGCTGTGGTATGGCGTGCTTTTTGTGATGTGCCGCTGTAAATAAATACGCCATCAACAACATTGCTAGATCCCAGCAAATACTGCGGATCGCCTGGTTTGTCTTGCAATAGAACCAGTGAACCAGCACCGTAATAAGCGATGCCACGAAACAGGCTGGTCATCTCTTGGATGACGTTGTAAACCTCGTCGCGGCTGTTAATCAGCAAGTTGCAGGCGAAGCGAGGCTCCAGGCCACCTTTGCCATTGCTTACAAGCGTGTTGCAGTATTGGCTGATTGCGTAGAAGTCGTATTTATCCAGACTGCTGGCGGGGATGCTGGCGCCATAACGTGTATTGGTTAACAGGTCATATAGGCACCAGGCGGGATCGTTGCACCACGTAGCGGCGCCAAAAGTACCATCCCAAACGCCGGCGTAAGTTACGCGCCCCGGATACGTAGTTGTATCTACGGTTGCGTTTGACGGCAAAGAAATTTTGATACCGCGAATTAGATATTTGCGGGTTGGGATTGAATCGAACTGGCGCGAATCAAAACGAAGGTAGGCAAGTGCGCTGTTTGGATAACGCAGCTTTTCGTCAATTATTTCGGTGTAACTGAACCAGTAGGTCAGGTTTTGGCGGCGGGCAGTTGTTTCGTCATCGCTAACGCGAACAACTTTGATGTCAACAGGAAATGCTCCAGACAGCGAGAGCATGTAATCACGCTGGTAAGGATTGCTGGTTTTACCGCTGATGGTGTCAGTTACAACTGTCGTGTAGCCACCGGAGTTGTACTGGACTTGAATTTCAATTTGAACGCTGTGGCCAATGATGTCGCCGTTGTCTTGGAAAATTTGTAGAGCCGGTATTTGCAGCGTGACACGCACGCGATCCACGTCGGAATCGGTGATGGTGCGGACAACGGGCGTGTCTTTGAAGACTTCGACGTTTACGCCTTTTTCACTTTCAGTGCCAATCTGCTGGCTGATATAGCTCTGGGCTTGAGTGCCGTTGCGAGTTTCGATTGTGAAGCCGGAAAAGTTGTTGTTGCCGTTGGCGTCTTGAATTGGCGTGCCAGCTAGGTAGACGCCTTTGTTGCCGTTTTCAATGCCGTCAATTTCACCTTCAGACAGCAGATCCAGCACGCTACCGAACTGGACGGATTGGAGCGAATCGTCGGCTTCCGTTGGAGTCCGGCTCCCGCCACCGCCACCACCGCCACCTTTGCTGCCGCCGCCTCCACCTCCGCCTCCGCCAGAACCAGCAATGCCGAGACCCAGGCCAGCATTGTGTACGCGGATTCCGCCAGCGATGAAGGTGTGATGGCCTTCGACCGTCAGGTTGTAGACCGTGCCAGTGCAGAATTCGGTTTTGCCAACGATGGGGCGGAGGTGGCCGTTGTGATCAACGAGGCAGTCGTCAGAACCGAGCGTGTCGATTTCAACGAAGGCGTTGAACTGGTTTAGAACCCAGTGGTTTGGGGTGGCATCAAGATGTTGTCCGCCCCAGAGGCGGTAACGGACGACGCGCTCGCTTTCGTGCTCGTGGACCTTGAGGACTTTGGCTTCGTGGATTTTGCCAGCATCGTCGAAGCTCCAGACAAGATCGCCTGGCTGCAATTCATCAATGCGGCGATTGCCCGCAGGTGTGGCAACAGGTGTATGCCCTAAAAAGCAGCCGCCACCGCCACCGCCGCCGCCAGCACCAACAATGCGTGTCATAGGATTTGATCCACGTCAAGGCCGCTGGAAAGAACGGCAGAACCTACAAATAACCGCCCGTAGGCAATGGGGACGGGCAGACCTTGCTTGGCAGTATTGACAATGCCAGAAAACGTAAAAGATTCAAACTTTGCCGCGTCTCGTCCGCGTTCCATTGGGTTATTTGTGGCGCTTGACATAACTGGTGCCGGTGAAATTGCCTGAGCAATGCCACCCAGTACCAGCGAGGCGCCAAGGCCGCTAAGTGCAACGCCCAAGGTTGTCAGAGCGCCGGCCGTACCAGCAGTCGCTGCCGTGGCACCAAACAAACTTGTTGCACCAAATAGGCCAGCACCAGGAAGCAGAAACGAAGCAAAAATTAGGCCGACTCCGATGCCGATGCTTGCAGCCGGATTGCCACCAGCGCCAGCAATTATTGGTGTAATACTAAAAACTTCTTGTTCACTAAACGGAGCAACAAATAGCATTGCATTTTGTTCGTTTAGTTTTTCTTTTCCGAGTGTTACGCGATAGCCAACACCATCTTGTTCGCTATCAATCAACCACTTATCTAGGCCGGGAAAGTTGACGCACAATGCCTTAAGAGCCTGGGCTGGGGTGTCCACGTCAAACTGGAAACGGCACTGACCCAGCTTCTTGCGGAGTGCGCCGTAGACCTTAACGACTTTCATGCCGCAGGACTCGGGCGGTGCTTTTCAGATAATAGCCGCCATAAATGTCGCGGCTACTGAGGCGACCTTGGATATGGTGCAGGATCAGTTGATCGCCCAAATAGACGGCGGCGTGGTTGGGTAGAGGTGACTGGAGCTGCATCAGGATCGCGTCGCCGTACTGCAGTTCCTCCAGCGGGATGGGGTAGAAGCCTTCGTTGGCGAAGTTATCTAGGTATAAATTCTCACCGCGTAGCCAGAACTGATCGCGGCGGTCGTAGTCCCGCAGGTTCAGCCCAAATTCGCGGTTGTACCAGTCGCGGCACAAGCTGTAGCAGTCAATGATTCCAAAAACAAACTCCCGCCCCACATACGGCAATTCAAAGCCTTCTGGCTCGCAATAACCCCATTGCTCAGTTTGTGGATTGACGATGTGCCACGGCAAGCCGGATTTTTCGCAGGCAACGCGGTCGGCCTGAGATGGTGCTGGGTTGGTCTTCGGGTGGCTATGCACTACAGCCACGATCTCGCCTTGTTCTTCGGTGGCAACATAATCGGCGGGGTCCAGCACGAAATGTTCGTCTGGCGTTTCGGCCATGTTGCGGCACGGAAAATACCGTTTACGACCTTTGACCACCGACACCAAGCCGCAGGATTCCTTCGGAAACTCAGCCTTGGCATGCTCCAGTGCTGTCTGTTTGATGCTGTCGCTGAGCTTCATTCAGTCAAACCAGCACCGGGGAATGAGCCGAACGGTAATTCAGCCGTAGCGCCAAAACGCAACTTGCAAGAACTGAGGCGCTTGCCGCATTTGTCGGCTGCCAAGGTGCCAACGCTGTTGTCATTGATGTCCCAGTAATTGCTGCCGGTATAGCCGCATTCAGTGCTGCGGTATTTCCACTGACAGATGTTGGCAATAATTTGACGCTTGGGAATCATCACGCCAGCAAGGTCGAATTTGCTTGCCAGCTCAAAGCTCACCGAATCACGGTTTTCGCTCGCTTTGCGGTCCACGTACCAAATCTCGTCGGGGAATTTGGCGTGTGGGTCTGCGGCGGTCTCACCGTCTAGGTATTTCTTGAGAGTGCGGATCCGCTTGACCGTGGCGCCACCGAGGTCGTTGCCGGGTGTGGTGGCGTTGACCAGCAACAGCAGTGTGGTCATGGTGCCATCCAGATTGCTGATGGTCAGCGTGGGGCGCGGCAATGTGCCGGTGTTGGTGTATTCAAAGCCTTCGGCCTTAACAGGTAGGCGGGTGTAAGCGTTGCCGTTCCATGTGATGTTGCCGGTGACATTGGTATTACAGCCGTTGTGCCAACGGTAGGTGTCGCTGCTGCCATGCAAGGTTGTGTCCAGCGTCATTTCGAACAGTTCGATGATGGCGCTTGGTGCCAGTGCAGCTAGTTCTTCGTAGACGCTGCTGATTGCCGTCCAGACAACCGTGCCATCGGTGATGGTGCTGCCAATGTCGGTTGGCCAAACGGGTTGGGTGCTGGAACTAGTACCAGCCGTGGTGCATTGGAAGACGAGACCTGATGCCTGCAAACTGCTGGCGCGGACAATGTCACCAACGACATATGCGGTTGAACCAGCCCAAGCTGAATACGCCATTACGGTTCAAAGACCTGACGAAAAGTAGCTGTAATCGTGTTCACGTTGGCATAACGAAAATCACGCGACCAACTCTCCACAACCCACTTGTAAGCCGTTGCTTCATCCAATGGCGTCCAAGTAAAGCTGGCATTGTCAGCAGCGCGTGCATCAAAGAACGCTTCGATGGCGTCGGCATCCGTGCTGTCCTTGGCTGTCCAAGTCAAATCCCAAACGCGTGGGTTTTGATTCAAGCCATAGGTCAGACGTTGCTCATAGCCATCACCAAACTGCACCTTGCGGACAACGGGCTGGCTTCTACGTGACGCACCAAAATCAGGCGTGGTGCCTCCTGTGCTGGTGCCGACAGTGGCATCGTTGAAAGTGGCCATTACGCGAGCAAGCCTCCAGGACGTTTCTGCTTGATCAGCTCTTGCTGAACGGCGATGCCGATTGCCTTGCCAAGTGCATTGGCCTGCTGACCGTTGCCTTCAACATTGCTGCCATTGGCATCAACATTCACCACAACATTACTGACGCCACTACCGCCTTTCATGGTCACTGGAATTGTGCGGCCATCAGGCAGTGGCACATAGGCTTCGGGGCGACTTCCTTCGCCATAAATGGCCATCTGTGGACTGGTTGCAATGCCGCCTGCTGCATAACGCTTTAGCTTCAACGGACCACTGGCTGACATAATGCCACCCATCGCGAAACCATATTGAGAGACTCCTTGGTTGAAAGATGCAAGCACATCAGTCGCGGGAGCAGTGGGCGTAAATATCCGACGCATAAATCCGATGGATTTCTCAATCACAAAAATCCTGAGCAATTGACGAGTGATATCCTGCAATACTGTTGCGGCAATATTTTGTAAACTTGCGCCCCAATTTTCACTGCCTTGAACAAGCAAATCAAAAGTATTTGTCATACTGCCGCCAATTGCATCGTAAATGCCGCCAAATTGACGGGCGTGTTCATTGGCAAGAAGTTGTTGTTCTTGCAGTTGGAAAACAGTTGATAGTTGGTCTTTGGAGATATTGACGAGTGCCTGTTCTTGGTTTATTTGCGTCCTCAACGTATCCGCATAGGTTGCATTGCCTTGCCGAATGGCCTCTTCAAGAGCTGCACGTTTTTCAGCAAGTTGAGCCTCAGGAAGGCTGATCTCCTGATAAAAACGACGTGCCTGTTCAAGACGTAATTGCTCTTGTTCGTAACCAAGACGAGCGGCAGGAGAGGTGGCCAATCCTCCGCGCATACCAGCAATTTCAGTAGCAAATCCAATTCGACGTTCGAATCGTTGACCACGATTTTGAACTTGATTGATTTGTTGTTCTAACCGAAGTTGCAATTCTGCTTCTTGGCGTTGAAGACGACGTTGTTGTTGCTGTCTGATTAACAGCTCTTGCTGCCTTCCGTAAATTGCAGCAGTTTCACGAACAGTGCCATTTATTTTGGCTTCAATCATTGCGGCTTGATATTTTTGATCAAAAACCGCCAACTCTCTTTGCTCGATAGCTTTCAGTTCGGTGACACGTTGCTTTGCATTCTGGAGTTCGGTTCGCGAATAATCAGCAATTTCTCTTTCAATTTGCAGGACTTGATCGCCAACTTGCAGATATTCCAGGTATGCATCAGCCTGTCGCTTTTGCAGCCTTAAGCGTTCATCAGCAGCTTGCTTGGCTTCACGTGCAGCACGTTCAGCATCACGTTGGTTTTCCTCTTGAACCTGCCGGTCTATTTCAGTAATGCGCTTTTGATATTCAAGATTTATCTCGCGAACACGAAGTATTTTTAATTCTTTGCTAATTTCACCCGCTTTTTGCTGCCTGATTATTTCGTTATATGCAACAATTTTTTCACTTAAAGCAACTTGTTTTTGAGTGATTGAATATTGTTGTGAATTTGTTCCAAGTATATAACGAGATGCTTTGCCTTGAGCTTCAAGAAGTGCATTCTGATCTTTTTGAGCTGCAACCTGATTTTTCGCAACTTGAGTTAATGCATCTTGTGTTGGACCGGTATCACCAAAAAGTTTTTGGAATGATTCGCTCTTGTATCTAAATTCTTCAAAACGAGCGGAAACCGCCTGCAGAGTCAATAAAAGTTTTTTGAATGTTTTGTCAGTATTTTCAACTCTTTCACCTTGTCTCCTCAAAGCTTCTGCATTTTCTTTTCCAATAACAGCGGATAGCTGCCGAATTGCCTCACTAGCAGCGGCTTGTGTTTGGCCAGACTTTTGTAAATTGCTGATGTAATTTTTTGTCGTTGGATCTAAATATCCAAGTTGCTGCTCAAGAAAACCAGCGGCATCACCACCTTCACGAAGTGATTTGGCAAAGTCTCGTGCGCTTTGGGCAATGCGATCAAAAATCTGACCAATAGCACCGCCAGCAATCTGACCAGCAAAACCTTGCCCAATAAATGAACCGGCGGCAGAGCCAAGAATTGAACCGGCTCCAGCTCCAAACAAGGCCGGAAAACCAACGCCCAGACCTAAGCTCTCAAGTTGCTGAGTAGTAGCTTCGCCGCGTTGACGCTGCAAACGAAGCTGAGCAACTCTTGTAGCTCTTCTGGCGCGTGATAACTCCAAAGCGCCTGGAGCCAAATTCAGGCCACCAGTAAGTTGTTGTAGGCCACGCTCCGTGTAGGCAGGCAGAGCAAGCGGACCACCAACATTTGGAGCCAAACGACCACCAATATCGCCAAGAGCCTGCGTGCGCATTGCAGACATACGCTCTCTATTTTGAGCGCGCATGTATTCAACTGTGCTTGCATTTGCAGCCGCTTCATCTTGAGCAAGTTTTGTTTTTTGACGCTGAAGATTTTGACTGAGTCCAGTAATGCCAAATTGCTCACGAGCAAGATCAGTCAGCCTTTGCTGTGCTTGCACTGCAGCAGCATCAACAGGTGCTGGGCGGCCTAGATATGCTCTAGATGCAGCAGATGGCGTGAGATTTGCTGCTCCTTGGCGAGCAATAACTTCTTGAACCGTTGGCGCTTGTGTTCCACCTGGGAGTCCCAGATATGACCGAGTCATAGAGCTGGGCGTCAAATTAGGAGCGCCTTGGCCAGCTACAACGCTTTGAACCGTTCGTTCAACATTCCGATTGATTGAAGCTGGTGTATTAAGATAACGCGCCGTTGAAGCCGAGACGGAGCCAATTGCTCTTGAAGCTTTATTGGCTACATCCGTAACGTGAACATAAGTCCGCGATATTTTTTGTAGTTCAGTATTGAGTTTCTTGATTTCAGAAGATGCAACCGCATAGGCATCCGATGAACCCGAAACATTTGTTCGTATCTTTTCCCATAAATTGATTTGCGCCTTGAGAGTGCTAATGCTGCTTCCAGAAGATTTGACTACCTCTTTAATTTTTTCAACGTATTCACCAAGATCAAG